TTATAACTAACTCCTCTACCAACATACCAACCACCCGGATAACCATATCCAGTTTGCAAACCTAATCCCCAGCGTTTCTTTTTCTGTAAAGGCGGAAGAGTTATAATCTCCTTGTCTCTGTACACCTCCATGAAATCAAGACTGGGCTTATATCCACTGACTATGGCCCGATAATCATCGGTCTCATATTCTTTGCTTGTTATCGGTATAAGTACCGAAATTGAATCACTTTCTACGGTTCTGTCAGTCGTAGTATCTATCAAGATAGGTAAATATACCGTATCGATACGTTTCGGAGTTTCTTTCACCGGTTGGGGTATTGTGTCTCTTACTGTGTCCCGAATATGTACAGTATCTCCCTTAATGTACACCGTTGGTGAATTGTGTGGATGGCAACGTATCCACACAATCACACCAAACAATAGACAAACTAATATCCACGGAAGAGACTTCATACGCCTAGATATTTACAAATACCTTTCACATGAAGAGAAACAATAGTCCGTTTCCCCTCCTCTGACAGCAGGAAATCCACATCTTCTTTGTTATCCTGAAACAGATTCTCCGTCAAAACAGCCGGACACTTCGTATGCTTCAAGATATAAAAACTACTCTCCTTATCTGGATCACCGTCTGCCATATCCTTCCGTATTTTCATTCCAAACAAACATTCTTCAGCAGTAGCATACAGACAGTCAGCCAGCTTATCGGCTTTTGTCTGTCCCACACTGGTCCATGCTTCCCAACCACGTGCTTGCATCCAATTTGAACCATTACCGGCTGCATTGCAATGGATAGAAATAAGAATTGCTTCAGAAGTCTTATATTCATTCACTCGCCTACAACGTTCTGACAAAGGAACATCTATTTCCTCTTTCACGACCAGTTCCGCATCAATACCTAATTTACGCAATTCAAATACTACACGCCCAGCAATTTCACGGGTATAAGAGTATTCCCTTAACCTACCATCCGGAGAACACTTACCCGGAGTATTGCTACCGTGACCGTTATCAATCAATATTTTCATATCTTTCCTCTTTATCTAGTTCGTTTTCGATTCTATCAATAATTCCTTGTACGTGCGTAGGCGTAGCCCGCTTAAATTCAAAACGTATTACATGATAAATTATACGAAACCCTTTGTTTCTAGGATAAGCAATAATCAGATTCTTAAATGCGTTCTGAAGATATACATAAGAAAATACATACGTAATAGTCTTAATAACTAACAATGAGTTCTCACCGTCTCCTATCAAGCTCATAAAGGAGAAGACTACTTCAATGATTATAAGATAGAGGAGAAGTTCGACCAAGGCATTTTTAAACTTATCCCACTTAAAGTTTTTACAACGTATAATTGAAACACCATCAGCCCTCATTCCGCACCAAATATTAAATCCAAACATTACAACTAATGCTATAAGAAAACCTTTAGTCGGCGTTAAATAAGCAAGAAGAGAACTGAACATCGAAACGAAAATAATTCGTATCTGGTCTACATTAAATAACTCATATAACCATCTCATAATATTAATCATAAAGTTACTACCAATATTGAAAACACAGTAATCAGCCCAGGAAGCAAAACAGTAGCTAATGCGTCAAGCCAATCAAAGATGAACCCGCACTTTTTCTGAATGTACTCAACCACTATTGCGGCAATGGCGGTTGTCGTCAAAGAAACAATAGCAGATTTACAGAAATCAATGCCTAATAGAAGGAAACAGAAAACAAGCATTACAACAAAGACGAACATCCCGGCTTTGACGTGTGCCGGTCGGTTAGATTGCAAAAGCCAATCATACAATACTTTTATACCCATACTCATAGCGTTTAATTATTAATAAAATATTCTGTATGGAACAAATGTATTGAGTATAATAACGAGTTTTACAAAAATGGAAAATCTTGGAAATCAATTCTATGATAAATATCTATAAAACAAGACATTATAATTTTCACTTTTTCCATAAATAAAAAAGGGATGCTTGATAAGCACCCCTAAACAACCAACAGATTGAACTATTAATCCGTAAACATATACACGGAAAGATCAACCTTTTCTATTTCGTCTGAAATTGTATCTCCATACATTGTTAGACACACCCGATAACGGTCAATACTTCTTTGAATCTGTTGCAAGGTAGGTTTCTCGGGATATTCCGAACTGGCAAAAGTTACCAGTTCTTCACCATTCTCACTGGTACCAACCACCCGGAAGTGATGACGCACAATCCAGGTTCCGTCCGGCTGTTGCTCGATAGGCTTAGCAATCCCACGCGGTAAGATATTTTTTTGATCCATGTTTTTTGATATGTTTAATTAGTTGTTTTCTATGGTTATATTTATTCTTCAATACAAACTTTTCAAAATGTCCTTCGATATAAACATATTCCCACCATTCAGGAAGTAACATCGCTGCAATTCTACGGCGGATATTGTACGTTGCAAAGTGTTTCATCAGGCCATAATAAGAGTTCATTGTACTCACAAACTTCTCAACATGGGCTTCAGCAAACCCGCTTTCAGCTATTCTATTAAATTTCCTGACAGCGTTATATGTGTTACCAACCACCCTGTTAGATACATAAATTCTATCAGGCAAAATGAACGCCCCTACAAACAAGACTCCTTTTTTATAATGCTGAAGATACAGTTTGCGTGGATGCAACCGTAAAAGGAGTTGTTCTTTCAGGAAGCCATCAAGAAGATGGACTTTGGACAATATTTCTTCCGGAGATTTCACCACGATACAAAAGTCATCAACAAAGCGTACATAATACATGAATCCCAATATTTCCATCACGAAATAATCATATACAGACGCCAGAAAGTTGGCTATGAGTTGCGACGGCAGGTTCCCGATAGCCACTCCCCTGTCAGGGTCATTATGAAACAGACTTTTATTACTGGGAAGTTTGTCCCACATGGAGACGGGAGAGCGTCTGATACACTTATTTTGTGGACAATGAAAGATAGTAACGGCTAGAAGGTAAAGCAAACATTCAATATCATCGCCTTTATAATTGTCCCTTACGAATATGTTCAGCATTTCCCATACCAACGATTTCGAGATAGACATGAAGAAACTGAACAGGTCATCTTTGAAAATGTACGCATCGGCAGTATAATTCTCACTGACCTCGACTATCATGTTATTCAGATAGTGCACGGCAGACAGACATCCCTCACCTTTCCGGCAGTTCTTCGAGACGTTCCCTTGTTCCCGAAAACGTTCCTCTAAAATCGGCTCGATACGAAGAGCGATCCAGTGATGGACAACACGATCAATGAAAGCGGCGGCAAAGACTTCCCGATATACAGGGTAAGTCCGTATGAATACTTTTGAAAAGTCCGGTACATATTCACCGTAAATAATAGAATACCATAGCCGCACCAATGCAGACTGATAATCATTATAGAACTCAACACAATCCGTACTCGTTCTTTTCTGCCTGGCACAATCTTCGGATGCTTCGAAAATACTGCTAAGAAGTATGTCATAGATTATATTACCTGTTGCGGCGAGGGGACGAACCCGGTTCGCGTTCTGGCGGTTGTTCGTGTTGACGTTGCCGTTGTTGAAGTTCACGTTCCAACTGCTGGAAGCCGTTGCATCCGCTATCTTAGTCTTTCCCGGCTCATCACCGGGGGGATGCCCAATAAATAATTCTAATTGCTCACTCATAATCCCCTTGGCGATTATGACTCCGGCTTTGCGACTTGTTGCGATCCGTTAGCTTTTTGCCGTTGGAGATCTGCAACCGTTTTTTTGTACCAACCGGTACTTTGCTTACCGATGCTCTCTGCAAGCAGACAGATTTCGGCAGTTTGAGTCAGGCTGGTCAAATGTCGTTCTTCACACACTCTTAGCAGTAATTTCAATGCATCAAACTCACACAAAAACTTCATCAGATAATCTGCACGATGCTCAAGGTTCATATCTGTATTTGCATAACGGATATATTCGCAACAATGAACGGCAAGCATCATCAACTCCGTACCAAATTCATACCGGAACGCCTTGGGGAATTGTTGCCGGGCATCAATGATAAGGTTCAGAAGCTTATACATCGAATTTGATATAGGAAGGTCTTGTGTAAGTGCCATGTTAATTTTTTAATATTTTAATGTATGTATTAGAGGGCGCAAAGTTAATAACTGTAAAGCAATTAACACAATTTTAGCTCAAAAAAGTGAAACTAAAAAGCCCCTACCGGGGCTTTTATTTAGCTAACTTTCTAAGGGATAAAGAATTAAAGGGATAAAGTGTTTATTGCGGCGAGGGGACGAACCCGGTACGCGTACTGGCGGTTGTACGTGTAGACGGTGCCGTAGTTGAAGTACACGTACCAACTGCTGGAAGCGTCATATTCGGTACTAGACCAATACCAGTCATTTGTAAATATATTTTGATTGCCAAACATAGAAGTTATGAGCTCATTGATTTCGGTTTTATATTTGGCCATAAGCATAAGTTCTCCCAATGCGGGCAGGTTCCACACGGTTGTATCTTCAATTCCGTCAGATTCAAGCGTACAGGCTTTATAGGCTCTGGCAGCTTCGGCGGCAGGGGCGCCGACAGTTCCCTGGGTGTCCTTGACGCCTGCAAGGGTTTCTATTATAACATCGGTATTTTCCTTGCCGTCGAAGGTATCATAGAGTCCTTGGTTACCACTACCGTAGTTTTTCAGGCCGCGTAAGTCGGTTCCGTAGCCACCCCATTTGAACGTTTTGTTGCCGCCTGCGTCAACGCAGTCACTTTTGGCGATAATGAACTGGTGGCATTCGGCACGAAGTCGGATGCCAATACGGATATACTTGGAGCGGTTATTTGCGCTCATGGAGTTCCATTCGGAAGCCGTGAAAAAGACTTGTTCACCGTCTTCAATTCGGAGAGTAGCCAAAGAAAGGTCAAGAAGCGTACCTGCCCATTGCATATACTTGGCGATGTCACTCGCCGGGGTATTTTCATTGACGGTTGTAAAACCGATTGATTGCAAAGCTGCAACTTGGTCTTGTTTATTCAGGCGCATAAGCATTGCGTTAGCGATATTTTTATCCATTTTATTATATAATTTTAGGTTAATACTATTCAGAAGCAACAGCTCTCACATGGAGAAGATTTGAATTTTTGTTTTGATTCGTAATACGCCCGGTATTCAGTTCGAACGCCCAGGCGGAGTTAGTATCCCAAATTGTTGATGACCAGTAGTATTTATCAGTCATCAGCATACTGTCACTACTCCAAAAGGTACGCATCATCTCATTGATTTTATCGCGATAGCGGTACATCAGAAGCATTTGGCCGGATGAAGGAAGGAACCAGTTAGATTCATCCTCGATACCGTCACTTTCCAAAGTGTAGGCACGGTATGCACGGGCGGCTTCGGCAGCTGGCGCACCGATCACACCACTATTATTTTGGTCTTTCAGAGTTGCGATAATGAGGTCAGTATCTTCCTCACCCGTGAAGCAGCCATACATGGCGCCCAGTCCTTTTTGATTCAGGCCATCTATGGCTTTGCCCTGACCGCCCCAGTAGAAGGTGGTAGTCATGTCGGCATTATAGCACTCCTGGGCGGAAATTACGAAGGAGTGTCCATGTGCCCGGATACGAAGACCGCGTTTGATAAACAACTGTTTGTTGGTAACCGTGAGGGAATCCCATTCCTCACGGGTGAAATACCATTTGGAGTTATCCGAGATGCGGTTACAGGCAAGATTCAAATCAAGCAGGCCGGCAGCCCACTTGATACGTTGTCCAAATTCAGATGCGCGGGAATTCTCGGTGATATCCGAGAATCCAACGGCGTTCAGTGCTGCTACTTGTGCCTGTTTATTCAAGCGAAGCAGCGTTGCGCTTTGTTCATTCGTCATAGTTACTTGTTGATTAAATCATTAATATCCATATTGTCTTCAGCGAAGCGTTCGAGATATTCCTCGTAGGTTTCGCCGTTATAATATTCAAGGACTTCATTGATGTTGTCCAGCGTTACGTTATCGTAGTACGGTTCTCCGCCATAAGACTCATTATTGAACCAGTTGATCAAGTCGATGTAGGCATCGATGACGGTAAGGATGACAAGGCCGTCGATACCGGATTCAAGGGATTCGATTTCATCCGTTTCACGGATAACTGTCAGTTCATACGTGCCGTTGACTACCGGTTTATCCTGTCTGTTACCGTCCTCATCCATACCGGCGACTCCATATTCGAGAATGGCAAGAAGCTCGGAGCCGTCAGCCTTCAGGGTCATGTTCGAGATACGGAGCATGGAAAGTTTACGGGATGCCGTTTGTGAAGCGAGCACGTCACGGAGCATTTGGATGGCATTAAGTTTCGGAGACGTTTCAAGTCGCAAACGCTGGACGTTCGGCATGGATTCGATTTGCAGGCCGGACGGGGCGGAAAGGCCGGTATAGGTCAGTTCAGGAAGGCCGACAAAACGAATGCTTGTCATTGTTGCTGGAAGAGAGATGTCATTAATCGGAGAAGTCTCTGCAAGAGTGATATTCTCCAATACGCTACCGGATGCATTGATATGGGCGATACGTGGGCATTTGTCGGTGACAAGCGTAGCGATTTGTGTTCTCCGGATATCGAGTGATACGAGGAAGGGCATTTCGCCGCAGTTCAACGAGGTAAGCGGTGCGTAAGAACCGATGGATTGTTCCGTATGGGTGTCAGAGCCCAAGATAAGGGTTTCCACAAGTTGCATGGCGGAGAAGCTCACCGTACTTGACAGGGAGATTTCAGACAGGTCGAGCAGCTTCATGCGGTCAGCCTGGTAGATATATAGCAATGCGCCTTCCTCATGAGAGAAGTTGGTGAATACATATTCTTCGCCCGCTTCAAGGAAGCAGCTTTCGGAAAGGTTGCCGCTAGCGTCATTGCCGACACCGAAGTAACCGTTTTTAGCAGCGACAATCCGGATGGTGGCGTTTGATTTGGAAGATACGCGCCCGGAAATTACACCGCTGAAGAAATCACCGGTTTGGAAATAGCCGTCACGAATACGCCAACGTCTTTCGATGAAAGACGGAAGGGCGGTAAGTCCAAGACCTTGCAGGGCATAGAAGTAAATAGCATCAGAGGTGGCGGTATAGGAGATGTATTTCCGTTCACCGTCGTAAGAACTAACCAGTTTCTGCCATTTTTTGAGCCGTTTGTCAATGAAGAAATGCGTAGCTCCTTCGGGTGAGAACGGGTGCAGGGTGACGCCGTCAATGGTCGCCTGAACGTTACGCATGGCGGCGGCAACGGTACGCAGGGAGAGTTCCGTACCGGATGAGTCAGTCCACACTACTTGCTGGAGATAGATGTTATTAAACAGAACGGAGCCGTAGCCAGCATAAGGGTTAGTGAATGTTTCATCGCTCGTCCGGTTGGGGTCCACCTCGGCGTCAACCGTGCAACCACCGTCGTTGTCCTTGCTATTGAGCGTATCGCAGTCATAGATTTTATTCAGGTACATGCGCATGGCATCCTCGGAGCTGTACACACCGTCTGTTACGGAAGCATACTCTTCCAAGAACCACATCGGCTGCATATTCTTGGCGCGTTGGTCAGTGGCGGCAAGGTAGTCGGTGAAGATGTCATAACTCAAGACACTTTCTGGGCAGGCGTATTTATACAGGTTTTCCTTCCATGTTCTTTGCCAGTTCCCGCCTTTGGAGTAATCGCAGGAATCACAGAAGCGCAACCATCGGTAGAGGTTATAGGGCACTTTCTTACCCAAAGCGTAATCAATGGCGAGCTGGTCATCATCGACAAGCGATTCAAAGTAGTAAGTCCATGCCGGGAAGGTATCAGCAGAGATAGTTCCGTTATCCACGAGTTTTTGAACCCATGAGGACTTGTCCGTTTTCATGGCCATCATATCCTGAACAGAACCGACGCCCTGAAACCAGTCCATACCTTGGTAATTAAGAAGTTCGAAGCCTTCAACGGGATTAAGGACATCACCGGTGACATTCCATTTGCCGTTTTCATACTTCATGGAACCGGACTGCTTTTTCCATGAGCCGTCCTGATACCTCATTATTCGGTACGAACTACCGCAATATAGGGAAAGCAGGTACACGCTGTCCGTATCGAGTCCGTCAGTCTGTTTGAAGCGTATCTCAATTGCGTCTAAAGTTTCGTCAGGAGTACCGAAGAACTCTATGAAGTCACCATAATTCAGGCAACCTTTATTATAGCCGGGGGTATCTTTGAAACCGAGGGCGAACTGTTCCCCTTTGTCTTCTTTCCAGTTGCCTTTGGCATGGAAATAGACGTTTTGCAGGCTGTCATCCTTACACCGATAGGTGGCTACCGGGTGATTGGCGGTGGAGTGGTTCATCTGCAAGCCTTCGATATGCAAGTCACCGCTGTCAAATGTTCCGTCAAATGCACGTTGGACAGGTGTCATATAGTTACCACCCAAGGCACGGTATGTAACGTTCATCATTTCACAGGCGCCGCAGTCGTTCGCATTGCCGGAATCGGAGTAATCGACTTTTACGGTAATGACATCGACCGGGATTGTATTATCACCGACCTGTACTTTGTTGATGGCAGCCAAGGCTATTGCACGGCGTCCTTCCTCCGTCGTATCGTCCGGATTAAGTAGTATGATTCGAGTGTCCTTGTTTTTGCCTTTGCTCTTGGCGAGGTAGTAGCGTTTATTCTTTACCGGGCGTTTGGCAGAGGTGGTTCCCTGGTTGCGGGTTTGGACACTCATGGCCTTGAAGTTACGCCACGGGCGTTCGGGGTCAAAGTAATAGAGCGTGATGTATATCTTCGTACTGGTGGAAGTGGTGCCGTCCAGTGCTTCTATATCGGAGCCTTCATAGGGGCATTCGACAATGTAAGGCATACCGCGTGAATAGATTTCGGCAGCCGACGGGCGGCTTTGGGTACTACCCTCGGCTGTCTGGCTTTTAAGGACGTCCTCAAAGACGTATTCCTTCACCATTACCTCCGTATCGGTCAGACGGACAAGGTAGTTCTTGAACGCCTGTGCCCATTCCATATAAGAGTTCCAGGCCATCATGTAATAAAGGTACAAATCACCCAGCCTGCCGTCCATCGTTATATATTTGGTCTGAATCAGGGAGCCGCCGCCCGGAACATAACCAAGGCAGGCGACTTCCTCACCGTTGAGGAAGAGTTTCATCATAGAATATCGTGTACCGTCACGTTCAACGTAGTTGCTTGCAGGTTCAACAACCACGGCTACGGTTATCTTTTCACCCTGTCGATAGGCGCGTTCTTCACGACGGGAAACGCCATTGTTACAGAAGATGCCGACCACCCGGCCGGTGACATAGAAGCCGGCACCGGACGTTTCGTCATAGCAGCTAAGGAGCAGGGCATCATCATCGGTCACGTTCTTGGAAGCGAAAGCGAACTGGATGGCGGCACCGTTGGATTCGATGGACGAGCCGGCAAACGGGGCATGGTTTAATGACACGCCCACATTCTCGGCTACGCGAAGGCAGTTCTCACCCAAGAATGTGCCAAAACCGTTGGTAGTCCAGTTGGCACCGTCCACTTTCATTTCATAATTACCGCTGACAATGCTATGGTCAGTTTCCTGATTGGTACGGGATGAGAAGTCAAAGTTATAGATGGCGCCTTCTTTTATGGCGGCGTCAATGGCGGAACCGCTAACTGTCACCCGGACAGGTTCGCTAGTCACGTCCTTGCATACGGCAGTATAGTTGACCGTATCGGTGCCGTCAGCCTTGTAGCCCTGCAGTTGCTGTTTGACCTGATAGGTTTTGTTACGACTGGCAGCAATTTGTGTTACCTGCACGTTATTGGCTTTCACGCTGACGGGTGAAGTCATTTCCAACGGGTCATAACAGGCAACATCAAGTTCTACGGTTTCGTACAGTCGGACTACTCCACCGTTTTTATCATCGTATCTCAAGGCGACAAGAGGTGTGGAACTATTCGGGTCAATTACCATGACAGCCGTGTAGATGACATTTCCTTTCACTCCGGATGCGACATCCGTTCCTTGGATGCGCAAGGGATAGGTACCGTGTTCTAGGCCGAGGGAAGCAGGGCGGATTACAACGGAGTGCGAGTAGTTGTCATTTACAACGGTGGTAGACAGGGATTGCCATTCACCATTAATCTTGATGTCAACCTGGGCACTGATACCTTTATCAGAGGTGTTGTTTCCGAACTTATAGAGTGGAAGGCTGAAACTTTCAGTTGTCGGAGTAAGCAGAGTTTCAGGGGTATAGTTGAGCACCTGCACACAGGTACAGGTAATATCAACAGCTGTTACATTGACATTCTTGGAACCGGTATTGCCGCTTTCGTCAGTGGCTATCAGCTTGAATTTCCGAGTACCGGCAGCCGTAAAGTATGCGGTGAAGTCCAGTTCAAAGGAGAAGTCCTTCATGTCACCGGAAGATGCTTTGTTGACGGTTTCAGTCCAGACGGTAAGCCCGCTTTCACGGTCTACGAGTTCCAGTTTCTCAATCAGGTTGTCAGAGGATTCGACACCGTTCGAGGTCACGGAACGAATGGCGGCAAAGGTTCGTAGCGTGGAGCCGTAAGAGCCATAGACAGGTGTCGACTGGAAAGCAATGGCAACAATGGTACCGCCAGTTTGACCGCCGCCACCCGTGCCGATAGCGAACTGCACTTCATCACCAAGGGTTTCACCAGCAGCGTTCTTCATCTGAAGTTTTACGATGCCTTCTGTTTCCACGTTTACGTCGAGGTTGGCCGGAACATAGGCATAGGCGCCACCAGTTGAAAAGGCATCCTTTCCCCCTTCTGCCGGTTCATCGGAAGTTTCAACAACGGAACCGCCACCACCATTCCCGAAGGGTTTCCAAAGAGAAGGGGTCGCAAAATCGGACACAGCACCCTGGAACTGCCGGGTTTCCATTTCATACTCGCCTGTTTTGTAAGTAATGATGAGACCCGTTCGCTCATATTTGACGCCAGATTCCTGTTGATAGGAGACAATGGCGGCAATAGCGGTTTCAAGGGTATAGTGGCCATCTTTCAGAGGGCGGATCTCATCAACAATGACGATGGGGTGTGTTACATCGTCGGCGGGCGTGCCGCTCTTCATATCCTCAAGGGCTTGCTTATCCTCGGCGGACAAAAGGCCGGCTTGTTCAAGGGTAGCAGAAGGCAGACGGAAGCTGTCATCCGTTTCTTTACCGGTTGTTTTGGACACTTTCTTAAAATACACATTGAGATAGGAAGCGTCAGACAGGACGGAGAAAGAACCCGGTTTGATTATATCGGAAGGGATATTTTTCATTGTATCTTCCAAAGACTTTCCACGGTTGCCGGGGAAAGCTTCTTCTTCACCTTCCCCAAGAGACAACGGTTCAGGCAGACATTCAGAAGGAACTTTACTTTCTTCGTTCAAAGGAGCGATACCGTTCGCTTTTCCTATCCTTTCCTCAAAGTCATTTATTACAGAGGTCCATTTGCCCCATGTAACACTCTCATTGGAAACAATACCTATTCGTGAGATTGTACAAACTGTACCTAAATATACACTTTCGGCATTGTCTGACATGGTAGCCAGTTGTATACACGAAGTGAATGATTGACAAACCTTATTAAGCTCCAACCGTTCAATTTGTATATTTACAGGAATCTTAGACGAATCAACAGACAAAATACACCGATAATTCCCAATAGAAGAATCCCCGGAATACATTGTTTTTAATTTATCTTTAAAGCTACCAATAGCGGTAAAAGTACCAATACTTTTAAATGGGTCAGTCAAAGGATTGGATTTATCAGACACTCCTGTTATACGTTTCAATAACTCGGCGTCTCCATCCGATAAATCTTTTGCAATCTTATTGACATTCTCCACTAATGCATCAAAATCCCCATTCACCATTTTAGCAATGGTACTTGAAAGTAAATCAATAGATATTTTCCGACCGCCACTAACTTCAACGTACATATCTTTGGATAGCTCTGTTGTATCAGTCAGTTGCTCTATTGTAAGACAGTTTGTCTTCAACGCTTGTAACACAAGGCTAATAATCTGTTGTTTTTCTGTTTCTGTCATAATTCTCTTTTTTAATCATTTTCATATACCCATACAAGCTCAATGGTCATACCAAGATTATCTATGTCGCACTCATAGACATTATCAAGATAAAGTTGGAACTCCTTCAGAGCACCAATATCTCCACCGTTAATACCTTTCAAGACACATACACCATCCCTACTGATTACACTCCCTTCAATGAGGTTAGTATACGAATCTCCTTTATATAGTACAGCACGCAAATTTATCGAACCGTTGTCCAAATCGTTCTTTAGTCTATCCAGTCCATTAACTGTAAGTTTACCGTAACCTCTTCTACCAATATACTTGTTATCTATGTCAGTCGTCTTGATTGCAATCAAATCCCAATATGAATTTTCATCAACACCTGGGTGATGAATACTGTTGACAGTAACCATAGTATCACTATTAATAGAAACTCCAGTATTAGGAATAGCCTTAGTCATATTGATATATGCTCCGACCTCTGCAACCTCACTTTCTGAACCATACTTGATACTACGTATTCCTTCATCATCTGCTATCCTATAAGCCCCGCTTTGTACACACCTCATAGCAAGCTGGTTATTCCATTCCAAAACTGGATTCATCGTTCTTACCTTCTGTAACATTTGATTGAACACAAAACTCTTCAATCCCTCTATTTGCTGGTTAAGTTCTGGAACATTACTTTCCTTTCTGGTATATCGAACACCATCAAAGTAGATGTAATTACAGCATAAGACACGATTCAATAATTCAGCAAACCACACAGGGCATCCCATCCCATTTCCAAGCGTGAATAATACTGTTGTATATTCGTGGCTGAATAGCTCAACAATATCCTCATCAGAGGTCACGAACTGCTCATTATCCACACCGAACGTCCATCCGTTATCTTTGAAACCACCAGGAACGCGAAAATCAAAAAAGTATTGCATCCCATCTATCCACCAGACAGCATCAAGACGCTGCTTATTATCTTTCATTGAATACTGAATAAGGCTGGTTTCTGATAACTCACATTCATCGTCCGTAACTTTAAAAATCTCACTCGTATTCCCATTAACTGTTACAGTATAGTATCCACATGGAAGCAATGAAATGTTATAGAAATAAAGAATCTTATCATCATTCATCTTCCATGAGCTTAATGATACAGGTGTAGATATATTACTTAAAAGATTATTAATGTATACTATAGGTTCCTGCTCTTTGGCTGTCAAAATCAATTCAACAAAAATCCTGTCTGTACGTGCGAATAATTGCACATATTTACTCTTCGCTCCAAATTTATCGGTAGACGGAGAAAAAAACAGTGGGGTAAACGGGCTTATAATCATATTTCTAGGCTTTTGTTATTGAACGGACAAATAAAT